CCGCTGGTACCAACGTGCAGGGCAAGGTGCGCGAGGTGCTGCGCGCCATGGAAGACAACCTGCTGGGCGAAAGCATGTCGGACGTGCATGCCCTCGTCAGCCGGGAATTCTTCGACAAGCTGATCGCGCATCCCAAAACCGAGGAAGCCTACAAGTTTTACGCCGCCACCGGCGCGCAGCCCCTGCGCCAGGATGTGCGCCGCAACTTCCCCTTCGCGGGCATTGTGTTTGAGGAATATGCGGGCACCGTCACTCTTTCCACCAAGACCACCGAGCGACTGGTCCCGGCCAGCGAAGGCATCGCCTTTCCTTTGGGCACGATGGACACCTTCACCACCTACGGCGGGCCTGCCAACCTGCTGGAGGCGGCCAACACCATGGGTCTGCCGCTCTACGCCCGCCAGCACCTCGATGAGAAAGGCCGCTGGATCGACCTGATGACCGAGGCCTCGATCCTGCCGGTGAACAAGCGGCCGCGCATCGCGATCCGCATTCACACCTCGAACTGACAGGTCCGCCATGAACGTCTTTGCCGCCGCCGTGGACCGCATCTATGCCAACCCGTCCATGGCGGTGGCGGCCCTGTGGATTTCTGCAACCACGTCAGAGGAAATGCCAATCCGTGTCATCCGCCGCGCCCCGGACCGCATCACCGAGTTCGGCGCTGGGCGCTTTGTCAGCGATACCATAATGGTGGACGTGCGCATCGCAGACCTGCCCGATCCCCGCCCCAGCGACCTGATCGTGATCGGGGCCGACAGCTTCACCATCCAAGGCGAGCCTGTCGGCGACCGCGAACGCCTGATCTGGTCGCTGGACCTGCGGCCAACATGATGCTCAGGATCGAGATCAATCCCGACATCGCCGCTTTGATGCAGGCTGAGATTGCTGCTGGCGAAAAAGCAGTGTCCTCCGCCATGCGCGAAGCTGGCACCGGTCTAAAATCCGCCTGGCGCGGGCAGATCATCGGCGCTGGGCTGGGCACCAGGCTTGGCAACTCCATTCGCCTCGCCAGCTTCCCGAAGTCCGGCGACAGCCTGAACGCGGCGGCGCTGGTCTGGTCGAACGCACCGGTGATCATCGGAGCGCATGACACCGGGCCGCTGATCCGGTCTAAGAATGGGTTCTGGCTGGCGATCCCTACACCAGCTGCGGGCAAGTCCACGCGCGGCGGCCGCATAACGCCCGGCGAATGGGAACGCCGCACCGGGCTGCGCCTGCGCTTCATCTATCGCCGCCGGGGGCCAAGCCTGCTGGTGGCCGAGGGACGGCTGAATACCAAAGGTCGCGCTGTGGCGTCCAGATCAAAGACAGGGCGCGGGCTGACCACCGTGCCGATCTTCCTGCTGGTGCCGCAGGTCAAACTGCGAAAGCGGCTGGATCTGGCGCGGGATGCAGAGCGCGCGGTCGATGGCGTCCTAGGGCTGATTGTTGCGAAGTGGGTGGAGGGAAAGACCTAACCCAGACAATGGTTGTTGAACCGCCGCCTTGTGGATAGGTCTTCCAATGCCTTAGGCCGCAACCTTTGGTGCGTTCGAAACAAACTGGACAACTTTTGCGAGGGCCTGCCGTTCGTCACCCTCATAGACGCCGACAGAATCGAGCCGATTCATTGCCCGGGTCCGCGTATGCTTTGAAACGGCGTTTTCCCGCTCCAGCAGCGCTGTAACCAGCGGACGTGTTTCACCGGCACCCTGCGTTTCTGACCGCAAAAGCATGGCCTCAACTAGTGACAGGTCGTTCTGCGCCAGATAAAGGGCTACCGGGGCGCGACCAGATTGACGTAGAACCAAGTCAGCGCGCAGATCTGCGCTTTGATCATCTGCGGGAGCGTTTTCATGTATTTCCACGTCTGACGGCAATGATGCTGCAAGCGCCATCCGCACATCTTCCTTGAAAGTGCTACGAACACGGTCCGCCGTCATCTGTACCAGGTCAGAAACCCTTACGAGGGCGACAATGAGTCGGATTGCGTGCGCAGGAATGTCGGATTTCGAGATTGGACCTGTAGAGATTTCCAGCCCATCTTCATCAAATGCGGCGTCAGCAGTTTCGAGGATTGAAGCCAGCGCCTTCTTCCTATTCTCAGATGCTAGATCGTAGCCTGATGCGATAAGAGACGGTAGCAACCTCCCGGCGTCTTCTAGTTTCCAGTGACCTGTGCTGTCAGGCCCTATAGCGTACAGACCCGCCGGATCGCCTTCGATCTCAAACAGAGTCGTGCTAATGCCGAAACCACAAGGAAGCTCGGTCACACTGACGCTGTCACAGAAGGCTTTGCAGAGTTCCTGCTTCACAGCAAATTCTCGTCACTGGAGCCGCGTGCATGCGGCAGTTTAAAAAGGCTGTGAGCGATCGAAATCGCCCAGTCATCGAAGCCCGATACCACACTGGTCCCAAAACGGCTATCGAGTCCGCATGCGCGTTTGCGGGCATCAGCGCCGATGATGACGCCGCTTTGTTTCGTCTCATATGGCTGGTAGTGGACGTGCCAACCTGGATGCGATCCATGGTGCTCGATCCGACATAGCACGGTCATGTCACGGTCCACCAAATGGCCCAGCATTGCCATGAACTCCTGCTTCTCCGCCTTGTGAGCAAGCAGAACGCGGTACTGCTCACTGCTCACCGCAAACGAAATCAGACGCCAAGTCCAAGTTCCGGCCAAGCGGTAAGAGTGGGAGCCGCGAAGAGGAAAAATCGTCTTGGGCATCCTTTTGCCCGTCGTCCAGCTTCCAGTGCTGACCTCCTCCTTTTCCGCGGAACGGACCCATGCTGCCCCCTTTGCCATGATTGCTCCAAATCACTTTTTTGCCAACAATAGCACAGTCTTCACAAAGCGCGAATGAATCCCGAATGCTGATCTCCGCGCCCTAGAATCCAGTGTTTCAGACTTGCGGCCATAGGAACAGATTAATGCCGACCACCCGCGAAACCGTCCTCGCCGCACTGCACGCGCGGCTGCAGCCGCTTGCCGCACTTGTCCTGCGCGACGAAGTTCTGCCCGAGCGGATCCCGGCGGCGGGGCTGATCATCCTGCGCGACGGCCAGCCGGGCGAGCCGGAGGTCACGCTGTCGCCGCTGCGCTACCACTATCAGCATCGGGCCGAAATGGAAGTTGTCGTTCAGGCCCCGAATGGCCGTGCCAGCGCCTTCGACACCCTAATAGCAGTCATCGGAACGGTGCTGGAAACCGATCGCACACTAGGCGGCCTCTGCGAATGGGTCGAACCCGAAGCCCCGGCCTCGGTCGATCTGCCCATTGAGGGCGCCGCAGCCCTCAAGGCCGCAGTGATCACCGTCGTCCTGCACTACACCACTACCGGCCCCTTGGCCTGATATCCCACATAATTTGGAGAAAGACATGGCACGTGCGCAAGGCGCGCGGGCGCAGATGGCGCTCGGCTTTGAGACAGTATACGGCACCCCGCCGGTCAGTGGGTTCACCAAAATGCCCTTTGCCAGCACGTCGCTGGGATCGGAACAACCACTTCTGAACAGCGAATTGCTTGGGTATGGCCGCGACCCTCTCGCCCCAATCAAGGACGCGGTGACGGCCGATGGCGATGTCATGGTGCCGATCGACGCCGAGGCCTTCGGGTTCTGGCTGAAGGCGGCTTTCGGGGATCCGATCACCTCTGGCGTGGGGCCATACACCCATGAGTTCCGCTCGGGCAGCTGGACTCTGCCATCGATGTCGATCGAGACCGGCATGCCCGAGGTGCCGCGATTTGCGATGTATTCCGGCTGCGTGCTGGATCAGCTGTCTTGGCAGGTGCAACGTTCTGGCCTGCTGACAGCCACCGCCCGGCTGGTGGCGCAAGGCGAGACCATCGCCACAACGACCGGCGCAGGCACCCCCGCAGAACTGGCGCTGCAGCGGTTCGGCCATTTCAACGGCGCGATCAGCCGGAACGGCAGCGCCCTCGGCAACGTGGTCTCGGCGGAAATCACCTATGCCAACAACCTCGACCGGATCGAGACCATCCGAAGCGATGGCAAGATCGACGGGGCAGACCCGTCCATCGCCGCCCTGACCGGCCGGATCGAGGTCCGCTTTGCCGACAGCACGCTGGTGACGCAGGCGATCAACGGCGATCCCTGCGAGATCAGCTTCGCCTATGTCCTGCCCTCGGGCGAAAGCTTCACCTTCACTGTCCACGCCGTCTACCTGCCGCGCCCCCGGATCGAGATTTCCGGGCCGCAGGGCGTGCAGGCCACCTTTGACTGGCAAGCGGCGAAAGCCGCCAGCCCCGCCCGCATGTGCACCGCAACCCTTATCAACGATATCGAGGAATACTGATGATCCGTCTGAACCTGACCGCCACGCCGCAATGGGTGGACCTCGCCCCCGGCCTGCGCCTGCTGGTCGGCCCCCTGACCACTGCCCTGATGGTGTCAGCCCGCGCCGATCCGGCAATCGAAGGGCTGCCCGATGGTGCTTCCCAAGAGGAACTGGCTCTGGCCATGGCCAAGTCCGTGGCCCGGCGCGCGGTGCTGGATTGGGAAGGCGTGGGCGATGACGCGGGCAACATCGTCCCCGTCACGCCTGAAGGCATCGATGCCCTGCTGGAAATCTGGCCGGTCTTCGAGGCGTTCCAGACCCAATACGTTGCGCGCGGCCTGATCCTGGACGCGGAAAAAAACGTCTCCGCGCCCTCGCCGACTGGTCCTTCGGCGGCGGCGACCGGTACTGCGCGGCCTGCCCGGGGCCGTGCCCGGACTGCCCCGCAAGACTGAACCAGCCGCAAACGCCGGAGGGTTGGCAGGTCTGGGATCTGGTCGGCCGTCTTGGTGGCCAGTTGCGAGTGATCCCCGGTGCAGTGCTGGGCTGGGACATGGGCGCGGCGCTCGCCATGGCACGTGCCCTCGGGATCGACACCCTGATCGCCGCCGAACTGCTACCCGAGATCGAAGCGGTGATGGTGCGCAAACTGAACGAACAAATGGAAGGAAGCCGCGATGGCTGAAAAACGCGTATCCGTCCGCCTCGTGGCGGAAGGCGGCCGCCAGGTCCGCGCCGAACTGGAAGGTGTGGGCGAAGCAGGCGCGCGCGGGTTCGGGCGGCTGTCGCGCGAGATGGACATGGCGAATGCGCGCGTTGCCGCATTTGCCCGCCGAGCGACGGTGGCTGCTGCGGCCGCCACTGCGGCGCTGGCGGCGGCGGGGGTCGCGATGATCCGGTCAGGCCTGCAGACCGTCGATGCGCAGGCCAAGATGGCACAGTCGCTGGGCACGACGGTCGCCAGCCTTCAGGTAATGGAGCGGGCAGGCAATCTGGCTGGCGTGTCGATGGGTCAGGTCGAGCAAGCCACCGTGCAGCTGACGCGGCGGCTGAGCCAGGCGGCCGCCGGAACCGGACCAGCGGTCGATGCCTTGGACCGCCTGCACCTCTCGGCCGAGGAGTTGCAGCGCCTGCCGCTCGATGCGCGCATCGCCGCCATTCAGGTGGCGCTCGGGCAGTTTGTCCCCGAGGCCGAACGCGCGGCGGTGGCCTCGCAGCTCTTCGGTGACCGCGCGGCGCTGGTGTTCACCCGGATCGACACGGCGACACTGCGCCAGGCGACCGAGGATGTTCTGGCCTTTGGCGTTGTCGTTTCAGAGCAGGACGCCGACCAGATTGAGCGCACCAATGATGCGATCTCGCGTCTCGGCCTGATCTGGCGCGGGCTGTCGAACCAGCTTGCTGTCGCTGCGGCGCCATCCTTGGAGGCAGTGGCCAACGCCATGGCAGCGATTGCCAGCCGCACCGGGCCACTGGGCATCGCGATCAAGGCGCTCTTTGACAACCTCGGACGGCTGACCACCTATGCCGCGACTTTCGCGGGCCTCATGGCCGGGCGCTGGGTAGCGGGCATGGCCGCGGCGGCATTGTCGGTGCGCGGTCTGGCCACCGCTCTGGTCTTCTTGCGCGGCGCGCTGATCCGCACCGGGATCGGGGCGCTGATCGTCGGCGCGGGCGAGTTGGTCTATCAGTTCACCCGCCTGGT